ATCTATACCTGGCCGGACGGAAGATGGTGCCGACCCATAACTCCAGCCTTGCCGAGTGCGCGTGTCTTTGGGCCATGCTCTACGGGCACCGGGACTTCGTGACCCTGATCGGCTCCGACGAAGGGCATGCCCTCGGCATGCTCGACTCGATCAAGACGGAACTGGAAGCCAACGACCTGTTGCTCGAGGATTTCCCGGCGGTGTGCTACCCGATCCATTCCCTGGAGGGCATCGCCAACCGCTGCAGTGGGCAGCTCTACAAGGGCGACCGGACGCAGATCGGGTGGACGGCCAACGAGATCGTTCTCCCCACCATCGCCGACAGCGAGGCGTCCGGTGCCATCATCCGGGTGGCCGGGATCACCGGGCGGATTCGCGGGATGAAGTTCAAGCGGCCCGACGGCCAGACCGTGCGTCCGTCACTGGTGATCCTGGACGACCCGCAGACCGACGAGTCGGCCCGGTCGCTCTCTCAGTGCGCCACGCGCGAGCGCATCCTCGCCGGGGCGGTCCTGGGCCTGTCGGGACCCGGGAAGAAGATCTCCGGCATCATGCCCTGCACGGTGATCCGTCCCGGCGACATGGCCGACCGCATTCTGGACCGCGAGAAGCACCCGGAGTGGAACGGCGAGCGCACGAAGATGGTGTACGCCTTCCCGGAGAACGAGAAGCTGTGGGAGAGGTACGCCGAAGTGCGTGCCGACAGCCTGCGCGCTCACGGCGACCTGAGCGAGGCGACCGCGTTCTATGTCGCCCACCGCGAGGAGATGGACGAGGGCGCGGAGGTGGCATGGGAGGCCCGCTTCAACCACGACGAGGCATCGGCGCTTCAGCACGCCATGAACCTGAAGCTCCAGGACGAGGCCGCGTTCTGGGCCGAGTACCAGAACGAGCCGCTGCCCGAGAACGTCGGCGAGGACGAACAGCTCACCGTCGACGAGATCGCGGCCAAGCTGAACGGCCACAGGCGCGGCGAGGTCCCCATCGGCTGCAACCACCTGACCATGTTCATCGACGTGCAGGGCAAGCTCCTCTACTGGGTGGTGTGCGCCTGGGAAAGCGACTTCACCGGCTACCTGGTGGACTACGGGGCGTTCCCCGACCAGAGACGGCGCTACTTCACGCTGCGGGACGCGAGCCCGACGCTGTTGGAGGTCAAGGCGGGCGCTGGGCTGGAGGGCTCGATCTATGCGGGGCTCGAAGCGCTGACCGACAAGCTCCTGGGCCGGGAATGGCGGCGCGACGACGGGGCCATGGTCAGGATCGGGCGCTGCCTGATCGACGCCAACTGGGGAACATCGACGGATGTGGTCTACCAGTTCTGCCGCCAGAGCGCCCACGCCGCCGTGCTCTTCCCCAGCCACGGACGGTACGTCGGTGCGTCCAGCACCCCGTTCGCCGAGTACCGCAAGAAGCGCGGCGACCGGGTGGGCTTGAACTGGCGCATTCCCAACGTGCGCGGCAGACGCGCCATCCGGCACGTGCTCTACGACACCAACTTCTGGAAGAGCTTCATCCACGCCCGCCTGACCGTACCCATGGGCGACCGGGGCTGCCTCTCGCTCTACGGGCGCGATCCGGTCGCGCACCAGCTCTTCGCCGAACACCTCACCGCCGAGTACCGCGTGAAGACCGAGGGGCGTGGGAGAGTGGTCGACGAGTGGAAGCTGCGGCCCGAAGCACACGACAACCACTGGCTCGACGGCATCGTCGGCTGTGCAGTGGCCGCCAGCATCGAGGGCGCGATCCTCCCCGGCACCCAGGAGACGGTCTCCCCGAAGCGTGAGCGCATCAGGCTGTCGGCACTCCGGCGGCAGTCCCGGCGCTGATTCACGCACGATTCCTCACTTTTCGGCGAAAAAAGTCGCCGAACCTCACGCCATTTCGGGATTTTCCCGGCGAGAAAATAGGTATGGGCCCTTTCACGGGCCGAAACCGGAGGTGCCGATTGGCCGAGCAACTGACAGACCAGATCCGCGAGAACGCCCAAGGGCCGCGCCGCGCGAGCGGCGACTCGGGCTCGGTCGAGCAGCACAGCCTGACCGAGCAGATGGCGGCCGACCGCTACCTGGCCTCGAAGGAAGCCGCGAAGCGCAAGGGGATGGGCATTCGCGTCGGCAAAATGATTCCACCGGGGGCCTGCTGAAGCGATGCTGACCATCCTCTCCAATCTGTTCCGGCGTTCCCCCGCCCGATCCAGGCAGCCACGTAGCTACCGCGTTGTGCGCGGCCGCTTCGACGCCGCTCAGACCACGCCCGAGAACCAGCGCCACTGGGCGGCCGCCGACGGCCATTCCGCCGACGAGGAGGCGAGCCCCGAGGTGCGTAGGGCACTGCGGGAACGGGCCCGGTACGAGGTCGCCAACAACAGCTATGCCAAGGGGATCGTGCTCACGCTGGCCAACGACACCATCGGCACGGGCCCGCGCCTGCAGATGCTGACCGACGACGACGAACTGAACCGCGAGATCGAGTACGAGTTCAGCGCATGGTCCCAGGCCGTCCGGCTCCCCGAGAAGCTGCGCACCATGCGCATGGCCCGTTGCCAGGACGGTGAATCCTTTGCCATGCTGGTGGAGAACCCAGCCATCGAGCACGCCATCCAGATCGACATCGGCCTGATCGAGGCCGACCACGTCACCAGCGACCTGAGTGTCCTCGGACGAACCGATGAAGTCGACGGCATCCGCCTGGATGCACACGGCAACCCCACCAGCTATCGGGTGCTCAAGCACCATCCGGGAGGCATGCAGTTCGACATCGGGCAGAAGGCCGTGGACGTTCCCGCGCAGGCGATGATCCACATCTACCGGGCCGACCGGCCGGAACTGCACCGGGGCATTCCCGAAATCACGCCTGCGCTGCCCCTCTTTGCCCAGCTTCGCCGCTACACCCTCGCCGTTCTGTCCGCCGCCGAAGCGGCCGCCGACTTCGCGGGGATTTTGTATACGGACGCGCCCGCGTCGGGCGAAGCCGATGCCGTCGAGCCGATGGACCTGGTGCAGCTCGAGCGCAACATGCTGCTCACCATGCCCGGCGGCTGGAAGATGGCGCAGCTCGATCCGAAGCACCCCTCGACCACCTATGCCGAGTTCAAGCGCGAGATCCTCAACGAGATCGCCCGCTGCCTGAACCTGCCGTACAACATCGCCGCCGGAAACAGTAGCGGCTACAACTACGCCTCCGGCCGCCTGGACCACCAGACCTACTACAAGGCCATCCGCGTGGACCAGGCCTTTATCGCCGCGCGTGTGCTCGACCGCATCCTGGCCGTCTGGTTCCGGGAGTATGCCCTGAATCGCGATCTCGAGATCGATGCCCCGCACCAGTGGTTCTGGGACGGGCTCGAGCACGTCGACCCCTTCAAGGAAGCTAACGCCCAGCGCCTCAGGCTGGAGAGCAACACGACCACTCTTTCGCACGAGTACGCCCGCCAGGGCCTGGACTGGGAAGCCGAGCTTCACCAGCGCGCCCGGGAAAAGGCCCTCATGCGGGAGTTTGGACTGATCGACGCCGACATCACCCCATCAACCCAGGAGAACCAGGACCATGAATGAGTTCGTGACCATCGAAGCCGCCGCAGAAGGCGGGAAACCGAAAGTAAAGGGTGTGGCCTATTCGGGCGGCAAGATGAGCCTGCCCGGCTGGAAGCACCCGGTCGTCGTCGACCTGTCCGGCATGGAAGTGCCCGAGAGCGTCCCGCTGCTGACCAACCACGAGAACCGCACCGGCTCCCGCGTCGGCATGGTCGCCGCGCGCGTCGAGTCCGATGCCCTGCACATCGAGGGCGAAATCGTCTCCAGCAACGGCCAGGCGGCGGGCATCGTCGAGCAGGCCGAGGCCGGGGCGGACTGGCAGCTATCCATCGGGGCCGAGGTCAAGAAATCCGAACTGGTCAAGACCGGCACCCGGGTCGTCAACGGCCAGGAACACGCCGCTCCCTTCTACCACGTAACCGCCTCCGTCCTGCGCGAGGTCTCGGTCGTCGCTGTCGGTGCCGACCAGGCCACTCGCATGCAGGTCGCCGCCTCCTTCACCCTCACCGGAGAGGTACCCATGCATGATCAGAACACTCGAAGCACTCCTCCGCCTGCTCGCCCGGCTGCTGATCCCGGTCAGCGTGATCAGCCCGGCAACGCAACCCCCGACCCAGGCATCGCCG